CGATTCACAGATGTCACTTGGTGCCTCATGGACAATCTCGCTGCGTCGTGTAACCAGATCGTCTTTGGTGGGACGGGGAAGTGTGAGTCTGGCTATGCCGTGGGCAATTTCATTGAAAGCCTTCCCCCACCACAGACCAGTTGGACGCGGAGGATCTTCGACGGTGGCTGGGCAAAACGCGGCCCCTCTCATTCGACACATGCAGGATTGCCAAGGATTAGCGCAGCGTAAGCAGAGGGTCTGGGAACGGGTGTCACTCAGCCCAGAATTGAATTTTCGGGATGCTGCCAGTCTCTTCCGGGCCCGATCATACATCCACTTGCGCCACTGGGCCATAGTGAGAGGTTTCTCCGTCAAGTACCGGGTCATAAACTTACGTCCGGCCCCGCTGTCATCGCCTTGTTTATCCATGGTGACGATTGTGTACGGGGCAATCAGATAAGTATCCTCGTCTGGGACCCATTTCCTATCGAACTCGTTCCACACGGTTCCACACTTATTAGGGTCGGGAACAAAGTGATCGCCATGTTCCGACTTCATCCCACATTCTGGCTTCACGGAAACTTCGAAGAAATCGACGCGTCGGGCAGAAGCTCCTGGGTCCCTGACCCTTGACATCCCAAAATCCTTTTGATTACACGCGAAAACACCACCAATGAGGAAATTCCATGTGATGCCCTTCTTCTCTAAATCTGGCATATTGAACTGGGAAGGCAAAGTGTCACACAATCTCGCGGTATCGAAAAACACATCCTTGGAGTCGCCCTTGACGACGATATTGTCGTGTTCGGTGACCTGTAACACCTTTTTCGAGCTGGTCGCTCCAGTGTGCCACCCGTTGGAGTCCGGAGAACAGTTCCATATGTCACTGGGCTTGATCGGGGTGTCGTAGGCCAGCGATAGAACACGTATGTAGACCTCCGCGCACATGGACTTCCCGACACCGGGTTTTCCATATAGTCCAATCATATAGGGCATGTCTTTCTCCGTCCTCGATCGCACGGCCATCGTAATAACCGTGTTCAACTGTGTTGCCCTGGTCAAAAACCCCACAAATGTTCCCATTGCGGCCGGCTTCACGGCCTTGTTACGAATCAGCGAGTGGAGATCTTCGACGAGCTTCTTGACATCCCGCTCGTAATCATCCGTTGAAGGAATGTTTGGGTCCTCTTTCCTCATAACGTCCAGACACCCGCTCTCGTAACCATTTTGATATCC